GACAAGGACGGACCGGACGCCGGGGCACAGGCGGGTGCTCCCTCCTCTGCTGCCCCGGCTACTGCTTCGTTCGGTCTCTGGGACCGCTTGCGCGGTCGCAAGCCGGACGTGCAGGCGAAGACGATGGCAACACCGGCGCTGGTGACGGTTCCGAATGTGGAGATTCTCCACGCCGGGATCGAGTACAACCTGAGCACCGGCCCGACCACGTTCACGCCCGAGGACCTTCGTGACGCCGTGATGGCGGCGAACGAGGATCCCAGTATCCCAAATCCCCGCCTGAAGCTCGGGCACGTCGACCCTCGGTTCAATGACGAGAAGATGTTCGACGCAACGCCGAGCTTCGGTAAGGCGACCAACCTCCGCCTCTCTGAGAATGGGATGGCGGTGTACGCCGACTATGTCGGTGTGCCGAAGTGGCTAGCCGAGATCATGCCCACCGCCTTCCCGTCTCGCTCGATTGAGGGCTACTGGAACGTCGAGTCTCAGATGGGCAAGAACTGGCGGTTCGTGCTCTCGGCTTGCTCCCTGCTCGGTGTCGTATGGCCGGGAGTCACGGTCCTCGAGGACCTGCCACAGTACTACGGTGAAACGATGCCGAGCGACGTCCAGGTCGTCGCGGCAGCAACTGAAGCGACCGGAGGTGATCCTGAGGTGAAGCTCTTCGGAAAGAAGGGCACGGCCGCGTCGGCAAACCTGGACGACGTTCGCCGCGCCTTCTACAACGAGTACCTCGACGACAACCCCGAATACTTCTGGTGGTGGATCCAGGCCATCCTGGTCGACCCCAACGAGCTCGTGGTTGAGGATGACGAGTCGGGGAATCTCTACAAGCTCGCGTTCGAAACCGACGCCGACGGCAACGTCAGCTTCGGTGACCCCGAGCGGGTGCGTATCCAATACGTGCCCGACACCCGGGACGCGAACAAGGCTGCGGCGGCTCACGTCGCGGCAACGCTGGCTGTCGGACGCGATGTCGCGGCCAGTTGGTCCAAGCGGGAGGACAGCGTCCTTCCGAAGAACACGACCGCAGGAGGGAAGATGGATCCGAAGGAGATCCGCTCTCGCCTGGGTCTGCCGGAGGACGCGTCCGACGAGCAGGTCCAGGAGACTCTGCGTGGTCTGAACGAGGCCGCTGGTATCGAGGTGACGCAGGAAGTTCCTGCTCCCACCACGACCACGACCACGACCACGGAGGTCACCCCTGCAGCGACGACCACGGAGACGACTGAGCCCGCAGCACCCGCTGTTGCACCGGCCGCAGTCGCCGCCGCAGGTCTCCCTGCAGGGATGGTCGTCATCGACGAGGCCACGCTGAAGACGCTGCAGGTTGGCGCCTCGGCCGGACTCGAGGCGAAGACCAAGAGCGAAGAGAAGGAGCGCAGCACGCTGGTCACAGCAGCGATCGGCGATGGGCGCATCGCTCCGGCCAGTCGGGAGCACTGGACGAACCTGCTCAAGAACGACCCGACTGCCAAGGAGACGCTCGCGTCTCTGCAGAAGGGGCTGATCCCGGTCGAGATGCGCGAAATCGGCCAGGGTGGACACGGAGTCGATGGTGACGGCGCAGCCGCCGCCGGAGACCTGTCCCTCGAGACCGTCCACGGATGGTCCGGGCAGCTGTTCCCCGAAGTCCGCGCGCAGCAGGAGCGGGAAGCCGCTCGCGCTGCGGGCCAGTCCCTGGGTCGGTCGCGGATCGTCAGCGACGGGTCCTACACCCGCTAGAAGGAGACGAGATGACGAACGAGTGCATCCCGTTCTTCGAGGCGGCGTACACGCTGAAGATCACCGTTCACGCGGGCTACGCGATGACGGGAAAGACCTTCTGCGGTCCGATCACGAGCTACCAGGGCAATGGGCCTGGGCTCGCGGCGGACCCGCTCCCGACCAACGACGGAGGCAACCTCCAGTGCCCGGCGCTTCCTGCCGCGCATGGCGAGGTCGGCGGCGTCATCGGCTGGGACGTCGCCCAGAACGGCAAGGCTCCGATCATCCGCGGCGGGGGCACCATCCTGCCGGTGACGAGCGGTGCCGCAGTGAACGCGGGCGATGAGCTCGCGGTCGACGCTGCCGGCAAGGTCATCACGGCCGCTGCCGGTTACGTTGTCGTGGGTAAGGCTCACTCGACGGTCGCAGGTGCGAACCTCGACGTCGCAGTCGAGCTTTACGACCTCAACCCGGCCATCGTGGCCGCGTAGGGAGGAGGGGAAGATGAAGAACGTGCTTCAGCACGACCACGGGAGTCGCGTCCAGTTCGATCCCTTCGACCTGGCGGCGCTCGTGGCTGCAGGCAAGGCCGACCCGGAGATCCTCAATGTCCAGCTGGCCCGCGCAGGGCTTCGCTCGGCCGCAGGGTTCTCCGCCGCTCGCTTCGCGGGCGGTGCGCCGGTCCAGGCTGCTCCGTACCCCGGCGCAGTCGTCAACCCGTTGGGACCGCCGTCGTTCTCTGGGACCACGTTCCAGATCGACATCGCGCTCGCAAACCCCACGCGGGTGATCACCCCGATGGTGCTCGACCTGACGAGGCAGCGGTTCTTCGTGGACCGCGCGTTCGCCTCGGCGGGCGGCGTCACGGGCGGCGCGGTCATCTATGACCTCGTCGTGTACCCGGACCTCTACGCGGATCGCGACGTGCAGAGGGTCGAGCCGGGTACTGAGTTCCCGATCGTGTCGTTCAGCCGTCGCGCACCGGCTGCGGCAGTCGTCGAGAAGTGGGGAGGCAAGTTCTACTTCACCGACGAAGCACGCGACCGCAACGAGCTCTCGCAGTTCACGCGGGCGATGCGGCAGCTGTCGAACACGATCGTTCGCAAGATCAACCAGCGGGGCGTTCAGATCCTCGAGGCGTTCATCACGGCCAACAGCCGCACGGTGACGGGCGTCGAGTGGGATCAGGTCAACACGACCTACGCCTCCGGCTCCAACTGGCCTCTCTTCCCGGCGAGGGACTTTGCGAAGGCGGACCTCATCGCCGAGCAGGAAGAGATGGACATGGACTACAACCTGTGGATCCTGAATCCGCAGGAGATGTTCAACCTGGAGGGCATCTACGGCGACAAGCTCGCCGCGCTGCTCGACAGCTACGACATCGACATCTTCGTCACGAATCGCATCGCTGCCGGCAACGCCTACGCCTTGGCGGAAGGTCAGGTCGGCGAGATGCGCGTGGAGCAGCCGCTCCAGACGGAGACGTGGCGCGACCCGAACGGGAAGCAGGCCACGTGGGTCCAGTCCAGCGTCCGGCCGGTGATGTACGCGAACAACGGGTTCGCGGTCCTGAAGTTCACCGGACTCCACTCGTAAGGAGGCGAGCGAGATGTCGAAGGTCATCATCAAGCACCGTCTCTTTACGTGGTTCGAGGAGACGGAGGACCCGGCCGCACCGGGTGGTGTCGCCAAGCGCGAGCGCATCGCGAATCTCGGCGACGAGATCGACCTGCAGGACAAGGTCCAGCTGGAGCGTGGGAAGCGCCTCGGTGCTTTCTACACCGACGCTGAGGCCAAGGCGATCAAGGACGGGAGCTACAAGGGTGCGGACGCGGGGCTGGTCCTCGCTGCTCGTGGCCAGGCTCCCGCACCCGGAGCGTCGAACAAGGCCGACGGCGAGCACGGTGGTCTGGAGTCCATGGACGCGCCGCAGCTGGCCGAGTACATCAAGGAGCACAAGCTGAAGGTCGATGAGACCGTCGCTCTTGCCGGCGACGACCTCGAGTCGATCCAGAAGGTGCTCGACGCCGAGAACATCGCAACGAACAACGATGCGCGCGCAGGCGTGGTGTCGAAGCTCGAGGCGAAGCTCGAGGCACTCGACGACTAAGGAGGAGAGCGGTGCCGGTCACAGATTACACGCCTGAACTCGCCGACGTTGCTGCAGTCGCAGCGACGCGGACGAAGGACAAGTATGGAAATGTGACTGGCACCTTCTCTGACGCGACAACCCCGACCGATGCGCAGGTCGAGGCTCTGATCGCTGACGCCGTCGACAAGGTGTCCATCCGCATCGGCGACGACATCCCTGAG